GCAAAGCGGCCGCTAAAAGAAAATTTAAAGTTTATCCCTCAGCGTATGCTAACGCATACGCATCTAAAATTTGTGCAGGTAAAGCAAAAGACCCATCTGGTGTAAGAAGAAAAGATTGGGGCCCTAAAAAAATGCAAAGCGGAGGATCTGCAGGTTCTGGTGCTGCAAGTTCTTCTGGTGTAAGGAGATTAAAAATGTCTGAAGAGCAAAAGAAAAAACAAAAGAAAAAAATGCCTAAAGCTAGAGATATGGCTATGGGTAATAAAAATATTGTATATGTTGGAGATCCGTTTATCGTTGATGGTAAAAAATTTGATCCTGCAAAAAAGTTTCCAAAAACTTACATGAGACCTGAAGGTGCTAAAACATATTCTAAAGGATCAATTATAGATCATGCTAAAACACATAGACCTAGAATGACAACTGAAACAGATCAAGAATATAAAAAAAGAACAGAGTACAATGGTTCATATATAAAATCTGAAATAGGGGGTAAAAAAGTTTCAAACAAATCCTATGAGGATTATTACAAAGATTTACTTTAATGGCTGAGAAAGGTTTAAAGAAATGGTTTTCAGAAAAATGGGTAGATATTGGAGCCAAGCAAAAAAATGGAAAATATCAACCTTGTGGGAGATCTACGTCAGGTGGCTCTTCGAAGAGGAAATACCCCAAGTGCGTACCACTTGCAAAAGCCACAGCAATGACAAAGTCAGAAAAGGCGAGTGCTGTAAAGAGAAAAAGAGCAGCAGGTAATCCTGGTGGAAAACCTACAAATGTTAGTACATTTACAAAGAAATACTATGGGGGTATGATAGACCTATGAGTAAGAAATATACATTTACAATGGTTGTTGTTAAACCTACAGGTAAGGGTGGTAAACCTTTAAAACCAAAAGAAATAAAACCTAAAAATAAATCAACAGGTGGATCTATTGAAAAAGTACCTGGTGGTTATTCAAAAGAAGGATCAGGAAGAATTAGTGATAAAGGATTAAAAGGAAGAAGTCCATCACAAGTTTTTTCTGAAAAAGAAAAAAGAATGGAAAATACTAAACCCCAAGGTATGACAAAAAAAATGGGTGGAGGTATGATGAAAAAATACAATAAAGGAGGACAAATGCTTAAAGGCGGTCAAAAAAAATTAGATAAAAATAAAGATGGTAAAATTACTGGAGAAGATTTCAAAATGATGAAAGCTAAAAAAGGTGCAATGGTTACAGGTAAAAAAGAAGAGGATAAGTTTTCTAAATATGTAAAATCAATTAAACTCCCAGATGCAAAAGATGTAAGAGATATAGTTAAGAAAAAAGCTAAAGGTGGTGAAATGAAACAGGGTTATGGAGCTGCTAGACAATCTGGTATGGGATTACAAGATGAGAATTTAGTTCCAGGTAAATCAATGGATTACTATAAAGACTTAATGTAATAAAGGATATGCATGGCCAGACAAAAATTAAAAGTAAAAAAGTTCAGAGGTGGTGGAGGCTACCAAGGGGGTAGAAAAGATACTCCTGCTGGAGCAGCTAAAGCTGGCCCTGTAGAAAGACCTGGTAACTACCAAGAAAAAAAAATAACTGGCCCTGTTGATCCTGGAATTCCTACTGAATCAATAACATCGTTTAAAGATAATTTAGCAGCAAGACAAAAGTCATTAGGTTTTGCTAATGTTTTACCAGGTGCAGGTGTAGTTAATGTACTTGGTGCAGTTAGAGATACTGCAGTTGGAAGAAAAGCAATGGGTATGCCAATAGTATCAGCCACTACACAAAAATTAAAAGAAATGAGTGGTAGAGGCGGAGACAATACTATTACTTGTCCTCCAGGATTTGTAAATGTTGGTGGACAATGTGTAAGAGCTGCTTCTAAAGGTGGTTCAATTAAATACTATAAGGATTTATTATAATGGCTACTTCAGGAACAACATCATTCGATTTAAACATAGACGATATTATTGAAGAGTCATTTAATAGATGCGGAGTTCGAACAAATTCAGGTAATGATTTAAAAAGAGCAAGAAGAAATTTAAATATTTTATTTTCAGAATGGGGTAATCGTGGCGTTCATCTCTGGAAAGTTGAATTACAAACACAAGCTTTAACTGCTGGTACAATATCATACACAGTTCCAACAAATGTATCAGATGTATTAGAAGCTTATATTTCAACTACTTCAGGGGTAACTACATCAACAAATGATATATCTTTAACAAAGATAGATAGATCAGCTTATGCTGCGTTGCCTAACAAAGGAACTACAGGACAACCTTCACAATATTTTGTTGATAGACAAACTACACCAATTATCAATTTATACATTGCACCAGATGCTACAACATATACACACTTAAAATATTATACTATTAACAGAATTGAAGATGCAGGTGCTTTTACTAATACCGCAGATATTGCATACAGATTTATACCGTGCATGGTTTCTGGTTTAGCATACTATTTATCTTTTTTAAGTAATCCAAGTGCAACACAAAGTTTAAGATTGGCGTATGAAGATGAATTACAAAGAGCATTAAATGAAGATGGACAAAGAACTTCAGTTTATATTTCACCTCAAACATTTTATGGAGATGGCGTATAATGGCAACTAGAGCATCAGGAAAATACGCACAAGCAATATCAGATCGTTCTGGCCAAGCTTTCCCATATAGAGAAATGGTAAAGGAATGGACAGGAGCATTTGTCCATATATCAGAATTTGAACCTAAACATCCTCAACTAGATCCTAGAAATCCAGGTGCTGATGGTGTAGCATTAATGAATGCAAGACCTCAGACATTTACAGTTTTATCTGGTGGAGGTGGGGGAATTGTTGCTAATTTAACATTACCAGGAGATTTTGCTTTTAGTTCTACTGGCATGCAACCTGATGATGGATCTGCACAAAATAGAGGTAGACAAGCAATTTCTAATATTGGTCAAGTAACAGTGGAGATTTCATAATGGCTATTAGTTATTCAGATTTTTTAACACAAGTTAGAAACTATACTGAAGTGGATTCTAATGTTTTAACAGATTCTATTATTGATCAATTTATAAGACAAGTAGAATTAGATGTGGCCGCTAAAGTTGATTATGACGATTTAAGAAAATATTCAACTGCTAATTTTGTTACTGGTCAAAGATATATATCATTACCTTCTGACTGTGTAGTAGTAAGATCCCTTCAAGTTTTTGATGGGTCAGGCGATAGATATTTTTTAGAAAAAAGAGATACAAGTTTTATATCAGAATACAATAATTCTGGTGCAACAGGACTACCAAAATATTATGCAATGTGGGACGATTTTAATGCGGTTGTGGCACCAACTCCTGATTCAACTTATCAAGTACAATTAAATTTTATTATAGACCCAAAACACTTCACATCAACGAATTCTACTTATCTTTCTACTTATCAAGATGGATTACTATTATATGGCGTTTTAAAAGAATGTTTTTCTTACTTAAAAGGCCCTGCAGATATGTACAACCTCTATAAAAGCCAGTATGATGATAGCATGCAAGGTTTTGCATTACAGCAAATGGGAAGAAGAAGACGAGGAGAATACGATGAAGGGGTTCCTAGAATTAAGGTACCTTCTCCATCGCCATAACAAATTTATAGGAGGAAAATATGGCAATTACAACAAACGCAATATGTAACAGCTTTAAGGAAGAAATGCTTAAAGCAGAACATGACTTTACACCTTCAACGGGAGATGTATTTAAATTAGCATTATACGACAACACAGCAACTATTGGTGCAGATACAACTGCTTACCCTGGCGACAGCACAGGCGGTCAAGTTGGAGACACAGGTCAGTATGCTCAAGGTGGTGGTGCCTTAGTTAATGCTTTAGTATCAGTAAACGGAACAACAGCTTTCGTTGATTTCAATGATTTATCTTTCACAGGAGTTACTTTAACTGCAAGAGGAGCCTTGATATACAATACATCAAACTCAAATACAGCAGTTGCAGTATTAGACTTTGGTGGAGACAAAACAGCAACAGCAGGAACTTTTACAGTACAGTTCCCTGATGCAAACGATACACAAGCGATTATAAGAATATCGTAATTTGATTAGGTTATGAAATGGCAACAGGATGGGGTAATAAAACATGGGGTGCATCAGATTGGGGAGACCTATCTGACGAAACCGTTTTAGTCTCATCCGTTGCCGCTTCAACTTCAATAGGTACATCTACAACTTCAGCTAACGCTAATGTAAGTGTATCTGGAATATCATCTACATTTTCTATAGAAGACGCTGTTGCAGGAGCATCCGCAGAAGTTCCAGTTACAGGAATACAATTTAATATTGTTACAGGTAATGAAGGAATAGGAATAGGTGTTCCTGTTTCTGGCATATCTTCTTCTACAAATATTGGAACGGCTACAATCGATGATCAATTTTTAATAGGAGAAGGTTGGGGAAGAGAAACTTGGGGAAGTTTTGCTTGGGGAGATAATTATTCAGTTCAATTACAAGGTATCTCTTTATCAGTAGTAACAGGTAATGAAGACGCATTTACAGATGTAGTTGTTGAAGTCGATGGAAATTCTTTACAGACTGCTATTACACCTGTAGGTACTTCAGCAAACTCTGATAACGAAATTGCACATAGTTTCTTATTAACTCAAGATTTAGGTACAGTTACATTAGAGGGGCATGCTAATGTACAAGTAACAAACCAAGAACCTTTATTTAATTTTACTGCCGAAGGCAATGCACAACTTTCAACTGCACAAGCTAAATTTGGAACAGCATCTTTATTATTAGATGGTACTGATGATTACATTGAGACAACAACTAATTTAGATTTAAGCTCTGGTGATTTTACAATTGATTTATGGATTAGACCTGACAACGTTACAGGTTATAAAGGCATTTGGCAATCAGGAACAAGCACAACAGAACAATCCTATTTATTAGGTAATCAAGTTTATTGGACTATAAACCCATCAACAATTATTACTACTTCAGTTACAGTATCTGCTGGTGTTTGGACTATGCTATCTTATGAAAGAGAAGGCAACACTCATAGAATATATAAAAACGGAACTTTAGAAGATACAGTTTCTACAGGTAATAAACCTGATAATGGTCTATTTAGTATTGGAAAAAATGGTTTTGGTGATTTTGATGGTTACATAGATGAGTTTAGAGTTTCAGATATTGCAAGATACGGGGGCTCAAGTTTCACTGAACCAACTCAAGCTTTTTCATTTGATTCTAATACACAATTTTTATTACACTTTGATGGGGCTAATGGATCTACTGTTATTAAATCTGCTGATGATACTTTATTTGCTTCAACTTCAGCAATAGGAGACGCTATTGCAGGCACTATCCAAGAAGTTCCTTTAACTGGAGTATCTTTAAGTACATTTATTGGTAATGAAGATACAACTGGAGATGCTAATGTTTCATTAACAGGTATTGCTTTAACAGGATCTATAGGAGATATTATTCCAGTATCTAAATATGATGCTACAGGATCTTCAGCTACGTATTCTGTAGGTCAAATTACAGGAGTTGGATCCGCAACTGTTATTCCAAATGGCATAGGATTGACAATTACCACAGGCTCGCCTAATATTATTGCATGGGCTGAGGTTAACACTGGAACCACTGTAACTTGGACAGAGGTTGATTTAGCTGCTTAATGGCTTATAATTAAATAAAGGAAAAATTTTATGACATCAAGTTATTCAGAACTCGGTATTGAACTTATGGTGACTGGCGAAAACGCTGGTCAATGGGGTGATAAAACTAATTCAAATTTAAATTTAATTCAACAATCAGTTGCGGGATACCAAGAAATAGATGTAGCTTCAGCAGATGTTACGTTAGCAATGACCGATGCAACAATTTCAAATGCAAGAAATATGACTTTGAAATTTACAGGAACATTAGCAGCAAATAGAACTGTAAATTTTCCTACAGGAATTGAAAAGTTTTTTAATATTATTGATGGCACTGATCACGCAGGATTTACTTTAACATTTAAAGTGACAGGACAAACAGGATTTTTATTATGTGAAGGACATTCTTATATTTGTCATGCAAATGGAACTGACATTGTAAAAGATTTAGAGTTTAAAAAGTGGAGAGCAATCTCTTCAGCTGAAACAGTTCAACCAGGTGCTCAAATTTTAGCAGATACTTCTGGAGGAACTTTAACAATAACTTTACCTGCTTCACCCGCAACAGGAGATGAGGTAACATTTGTAGATTCAAAATATACTTTTGACACCAATGCGTTTACAGTTGGTAGAAATGGTTCTAATATAACAAACTCAGCAGCTGATTTAACAGTTAATACTGAAGGTGCAGGATTTACTTTAGTATATTCTGGTGATGCAACAGTTGGTTGGACATATAAGGATAAATAATTATGGCAAATTACGAAGCAACTAAATACGATTTTGACGGAGCTAACCTTACAGGTATTGAAGGTATCCCAACAGCAACGATTGTGCCGTGGTCAGATTCTTCTGTGCCATCAGGATTTTTAGAATGTAATGGTTCTGCAGTTTCAAGAGCAACATATGCGGATTTATTTGCAATCGTTGGTACAACTTATGGATCAGGTGATGGTTCAACAACTTTCAATGTACCAGATTTACAAGATAACGTAGCCGTTGGAAAATCAGGAACTAAAAATTTAGGATCAACTGGTGGAGCAAACACGGTAACATCAACTGGAAACGTTGGTGGTGCAACAGCAAATGCAACGTTATCAACAGCACAACTTGCTTCGCATTCTCATGATGTTGGTAAACAATTTGGTGGTGGTAATATGTTAACTATAACTAATACATATGGAAAAGGTAGAGAACCTTTATCAACTGCAAATACTGGTAATCAAGGTAGTGGTGGTGGACACTCTCATAACATGAGTGCAAACTTTTCAGGAGATGCAACTTCTGTTGTTCAACCATATTTAACAGTAATTTATATTATAAAAACTTAGGAGATAAAATGGCAACTAACGGAAATTGGACAATTGTATTTGATGATAAAACAGTTATAAAAAATTATGCTGAAGGAGCTTCTGAAGGTATTGGTTATAAAATTAATGATGATACTTTTTGGAACGATCCTAAGTTTTCAAATATTTGGGCAATTCAATATGGAAATTTAGTTACTTCAGATGAAGTGGAATATAGAGATACAACCCCACACTCATCTTTTGCAGATGCAAATATTGGGGATATTAGTCAGTTTTCTAATAAATGGGATGCAGCTCATCTAGCTAAATTACAATCTGATTGGGATGAAAATAATTTAACTAATGAAGATGGTAGTTCTGCTGAAACTCAAGCTGAAAAAATTACTAGATTAGGTGCAAAACCTACTTCTTATTCTTCATAAATTAAATTTTTATTTATTTGATCATAAGCATGATCTTTATTAGGCCCATTTTTATTTACATAATGTAAAAAAACTTGAGCTATTCCTTCACCTTTATACATACCTGGACGCCAATGTTTTTGATCACAGCCTGCGTATAAAACTGCATCACCTTCATTTAATTCAAAATACTTATCTTCAATAACTATTGGCCAATCGTCATATTTTTTAATACATGCTGTTATTGATATTTCACATGCTGGTCTATCCGTATGTTTAGTTAGAGTTGCACCGAAAACATAATATCTCCAGTATGCATATGTTGGAAATAATTTTAAATTACATTCTTTTTCAACTTCATGTAATTTTACATTTAGCAAAGAATTCATTAAGGAATCATTATACCATGCAGGTGAAAATGATTGTGTGTCTATTCTATAATTTTTATTTTCATCTAATTTATTAAAACAATATTTACTAAAAATATTTAATTCTTTTTTTGAAAAAAAATTTTTTATTAATTTACAATTTATTGTAGCCATGCAACTATACTATATCTTGTTCCTTTTGTTATAGGCTCAACACCATGTGGATACATAAAATTACTTGGAAAAAATACAATAGAACCTTTTTCAAGTTTAAGTCTTTTAATTTCTTTTTCTTTTTGATCTGTAAAAATTAAATCTCCACCTTCATATTTATTATTTAAATTCATAATAACACTTAAACATCTAGGTGAATTAGTATAGTGATCTATATGTATGTCATACTTACCATTTGGTGTATATTTTAATAAATCTATCTGATTAATTTTGCTGCTGTTCATTTTAGGAAACTTAACTTTATAAAATGTGTAAAGTCTTTCTATTTCTTTTTTTATTAAATTCCAATAAAAAATATTAGTAGGAGTGTCAAAATTTAAATGATATCCTTTTACATTTCTTATATTTTTATTTAATCCGTCTATTACTGTTAAATTTTTTTTAGATTTTTTATTTATTAAAGGGATAATTTGTTTTATAAATTTAGGATTTATAACATTTTTTATTTCTACAATAAATTCAGTAAAATTCATTTTATCTTAACATCATCCATGATGTTAAGATATATTTTTCACCAGATAGAGGTGGATTACCTCTATGAACATATGGAAAACCTGCAGGCCATATAACTATTCTACCTGTTTTAGGTTTTACTCTTTTTGAAAAATGTAAAAATTCTGTTTCTCCTCCTTCTTCTACATCATTTAAATATATTGAAAATACAAATGCTCTAGGTTCATTATCAAAACCTTTATTATGTTCAAGATGCCAAACATGATAACCTTCAGTGGGTAAGGTTTTCTGTATTTTTAAACTAGTATAGAAAAATTTTTCTTGACCATAAGCATCCGCACATCCAGTATTTTTAACATAATGATTCAATGCTAAATCAAAATTTAACACCATAGATTTTAAATCTTCCCACCAAACATCTAAATTAAATGCCTGAGCAAAAAATTGTTGGTCTTGTTTCTGTAATATTGATGCTTTTTCTCCACCTATTCTATTAATAGTATTATTAAATTTATATTGGTCTTCATATAATTTAATTGCTTTATTACATTCTTCTTTGGTAATGTAATTATCATATACACCTATAAAATTATTTATGTTAACTGTTTTTTCTGTCATTTTTCTCTTCTAACTTATTATTAAATTTAAATGCATTATCAATTGAATTTATATTAAAAATTAAACTATATCTGTTTTTTTCTCCTATATATTTATCAAAACCATGTAATATTTCAGGTGGAAATATATAATAATCTCCAGGTTCAGGTGTTATTTTTAAATTTAATTCAGGTAAATATAAATCACATCCTTTTGTTAAATATAGTATACCATGCAGACAAGGGTGAGTGTGATATTTTAAACTATCTCCTGATTTTATTTCGTTTCCCCAAGCATTAATTACTTCAAATTTTTCTAAAAAATATTCAAAAATACTTGAATTCGTTATTTGATGTTTGTTTATTAAATAAACAATAAAATTTTTAAAATATGTATTGTCTAAAAAATGATTCCAATTAGTCATGCCTCCTTTAACATTTGTATATCCTTCAAGATTTGGGTCTAAATTATTTTTTATATTTAAAATAAAATTATGAATTATTTCAGGATATGGATAATGTCCAAATATTATGTCTATAGTTCTAGGGTATGTAATATGTAAAGTATTTCTAGTTTCATTTAATTTATTATTTTTATCTATTAAATTAATCATTTAATAATTGTGCTTTTTCTTTTTGAGTTTCATCTAATGTTTTATCATTACTTTCTAATTTCTTTATTGTAGTTTTATTTGGTTTCCATTCTTCTTTATTAACTACATCACCACCCCTTTTAGGTTTTGTTTGAAACACTACAATATAACTACCATCATAAGGTTTTAATTTTTCTTTCCACCAATCTGGATCTTTAATAGTATAATGTGCGTTTTTTCCATTAGTTAAAATTTGTTTTGCTAGATAACAGGTAATCGTTAAAAATACTTTATTACTATAAGTAAATACGTCTTTTAATACTTCATCCACTTTATCTTCTTGAACGTGTTCCATTACATCAATACATAAAACTAAATCATATTGACCAGTTGGTTTATTTGAAAATTGTGTAACCGCTGGATCATATGGAGTTATATTTATTCCCATTGGAGATCCTGGAACTTTTTTATTATTAAATATAATAGAATGAAATTTTGCTTTACCACAACCATAATCTAATATAGTTTTAATATTATTCTCTTTTATTAAATTAAAAATTTGATGTTTATATTCTGCTAATGCTTCACCGATCCAATTGTCTTGGTTTACAGCGTGAAATTTAGTTGCTTCTATTAATGACTCATACATATTATATCTCCACTATTATGTTTAAAGAAAATCTATTTTCATTAGTTTTAGGTGAAACTCCCCTATGGTATAATTTACTAGGAAAAAGTAAAGCTTGAGAATCTATTGATTTATAAAATTTTTTTTCATCATTAATTTTAAATTCAGTGCCTCCATCATTATCATGTAAATTATATAATATAGAAAACATATTATCTTTAGGGCTATCAATATGAAATTCTGTAACACTTCCTTGATGGTACCAATTCCAAAATACACTATGTATTCTTTTAAATTGCCATAAATATTTTTCTTTAATAACATCTAAAATTATCTCAACGTAAGTATTTAAAATATCATTATTAAAATAATCGACATCCTCGCTATAAGTTATTATGGTAAAACCACCATCTTTTCTATTTACATTTCTTGGATGATATTCAAATCCAAAACCCCAATTTTGTAATTTATATAAATTGTTTATAATTCTTTTATTACTTTCTTTTAAGAAATCTAAATTAATCTCTTTAATCATAGGTAATTTTTTTCTTTATATTCTTTGTAGTGCTTATAGCATAACTCTGTAAATTTAGTCAAATTTAAGGCTTCTGCAAAGGTATCTACTTTATAAGCTTCAATACCATCAAAACCCATTTCTTTTGCTACTCTAAACCTATAATGACCACAGTGTATTTCATCATCTTTAAATACAGCAGGAAATAGTAATCCATCTTCTTTCATGTATCTACGAACAGTCTCTAAATGCTTTTGATCCCAGTCTATTTTATTTTCAAGACTATCCTCTGTAATAGAAGATAATTTATCTGGAAACCATACTATTTTGGCTTTCATTGTGCTCATATTACCTTCTATACTATATACTAATTATATTGTAAAATACATTTATGGCTTTAACAAAAATACCATTTAGACCTGGTTTTAATAAACAATTAACAGACACCCAAAATGAAAATAACTGGGTAGATGGAGATAATGTACGTTTTAGAACGGGTCAACCTGAAAAAATAGGAGGGTGGAGTCAATTAAATTCACAAACTCTTATAGGTTCAGTAAGAGCACAGATAACATGGTTTGATTTAGATGGAAGAAAGTATTCAGCTCTTGGAACTAACCGTTGCTTATATATTTATTATTCAGGTGAATTTTATGACATCACTCCAATTGATCCTGATCGACAACAAACGGGTGCAGATATAACAACTACTAATGGATCTACAACCGTTACTATTACAACAAGTGCAGCACATAACTTAGAAATTGGTGATATTATTACTTTTGAAAACGCAGGATCTTTTACTGGTGGTCAAACAGATTATACGGCTACTGATTTTGATGATGTTTTATTTGAAGTTAAAACAATTCCAAGCACAACGACTTTTACAATTGAAATGCCTACAGCAGAAACAGGCACAGGAGCCACGAATGACGGAACACTAGATCCTTTACCTTATATAAAAGTAGGCCCATTAGTTCAAACAGGAGCTTTTGGATGGGGAGCAAGCACATGGGGAGCTGAAACGTGGGGTACTGCAAGATCAAGTTCTAATACTTTAATTTATCCTGGTATATGGTCTTTAGATACTTTTGGTCAAATATTAATAGCAACTGTACATAACGGAAGATCATTTAACTGGTCACCTATTGCAGCTGATACATCCGCTTTGACAACTCGTGCAACAAGTATTGCAAATAATCCTACAAAATCAGTTATGACTATTGTATCGGATAGAGATAGGCATTTATTTCATTTAGGAACTGAAACAACAATTGGATCTCCTTCTACACAAGATAAAATGTTCATAAGATTTTCAGATCAAGAAGATAGAACTGATTATCAACCTACATCTATAAATACTGCAGGAACTTTTCAATTAGATTCTGGAAGTGAAATAAGAGGTGCTGTTCAAGGTAAAGATTACACGTTTATTGGAACCGATACTTCTGCTTACATTGCACAGTTTGTTGGCCCTCCTTTTACTTTTTCTATAAGACAAGTTGGATCAAATTGTGGAGTGCTTGGACAAAATTCAATGGTGTTTGTAGATACCACTGTTTACTGGATGTCAGATGAAGGAGCGTTTTTTGTTTACGATGGATCAGTAAAAAGATTAAAATGTCTTGTTGAAGATTTTGTTTTTAAAACAACAGGAGATAATCTTGGTTTAAATTTTAATGCAAACCAACAAGTTTATGCATCACATAATAGTTTATTTAATGAAATAGTTTGGTTTTACCCAGATGCAAATAGTGTATTTGTAAATAGAATGGTCATATATAATTATTTAGAAGGCACATGGGTTACTGGATCTTTAGCTAGGTCTTCTTATGTAGATAAAGGAGTTTTTGATAAACCCTATGCTACAAAATTTGTAGCTAGTTCTGCAGGAACATTTCCTATTGTTAACGGTATATCTGCTGATCAAGGAAGTTCAATATACTACGAACACGAAACAGGAGTTAATGAAGTAGACGCTAATGGTAATGCGACTGCTATTTCAGCATATATTAAATCAGGAGATTTTGATTTAGATGTAAATGGAGATGGAGAATTTTTCATAAAAATAAGAAGATTAATTCCTGACTTTAAAATATTACAAGGAAATGCTAAAATTACTTTAGATTTAAGAGACTATCCAAGTAATACTGCCTCATCTTCACCTTTAGGCCCTTTTACTATAAATTCTTCTACAGAAAAAATTGATACTAGAGCAAGAGCTAGACTTGCTGCATTAAAAATAGAAAACGAATCAACTGATGAAAACTGGAGATTAGGTTTATTTAGGTTTGATTTTCAACCCGATGGTAGAAGATAATGGCAAAGATTACAGTTTATATACCAGAACCTAAAGAACAATATGAAGTCACTAACCAAAGACAAATTACTGCATCTTTAGAAACATTAAAGAACCAATTAAACTTTTCTTTTCAAGAAGAGCTTAAACAAGAAGTAGAACGATTTACTTGGTTTAATACAAGGTATGGTTGCTAATGTCTCAAGGATGTAACAACGTTAATGTAGAACCAACAGTTATTGGTGGTGGAAATGGATCAAATGCTTATGATGCATTTGGAAGATTAAGAGTTTCTAATCCATTTACTATTTTTGATAGTACAAATGTAATGTCAAAAAATAATCTTTTTGATGAATCTTTAACTGGATCAGGAACAGTTTCATATACCGCAAATAAATCTACAGTTAATTTAAATGTAACTACAGCTAGTGGCGATAAAGTAATAAGACAATCCAAAAGAGTTATGTCTTATCAACCAGGTAAATCATTATTTATATTTAATACATTTGTAATGAATGCACAAGAATCTGGATTAGAACAACGTGTTGGAACTTTTGATGCAAACAATGGAATCTTTTTTGAAGATACGGGAACTGGTTATCAGATTGTAAGAAGAAGTTATACATCAGGTTCAAGTGTTGATGATCCAATTGCACAGTCAGCTTGGAATGGTGACAAGTTAGATGGTACAGGAGCAAGTGGATATGATTTAAATCCAACTAAAGCAACCATATTATTTACAGATTATGAATGGTTAGGAATGGGAAGTGTTAGAGTTGGATTTGTTATAGATGGAAAATTTATAACTGCTCATACATTTTATAATGCTAATAATTTAGATACGGTTTATATGCAAACTGCAAACTTACCAATAAGATATGAAATAGAAACGACAGGGACGATATCTGGTGCAGCCGTATTACAACAAGTATGTTCTTCTTGTATGATTGAAGGTGGCTATTCTCCACAAGGAGTTATTCAATCAATTGGAACTGCTTCATTAGCTGGAGTTACTTTAACAACAGCTGGTACATTTTATAATTTAGGAACCATTAGAATTAAATCAGGAAGACCTTACGCACTTATTATTCCTCAAGGTTTTATAGCTTCTGCTGTAGCTAACTCTGACTTTGAAGTACAATTAAGACAAAACGCAACTCCGTCAACAGCGTTTTCATACACAAGTTATTCTGATGATGTAGAGTATGATTTAGACGGTACTAAAACCATTACAGGGGGAACAATTATAAATAGAACTTATTTATCTGGTAAAGGAGTTTCTATTGAAAACTTTGGAGATGGTTTTAATTTTGAATATCAACTTGGACAAACAATAGCAGGTGTATCTGACACACTAACTTTATGTGCTAAAGGTGCATCTAATAATGATGGTGTTATTGGTTCATTAAAATGGTACGATACGACAAATGGCTAATATTTATAAAAACGCATTCTTTGCAGGAACTACTACAAATGCTGTTACAGTTTACACAGCACCAGTAAATGGAAGAGGTATAGTTCAAAACATACAAGTCACCAATCAAAGTGGAAGTAAAATAGTACAAGCAAAAATAAATGATAGTTCAAATTCTAATACTTCAAATTTAATTGCATATGCAAACATAACTGGCCCCACTATTTGTAATATAGCTAAAGGGCCAATCATATTAGAAGAGAACGATGCATTGACTTTAGAGACAAATGACACTACTAACATAACTGCTGTATGTTCAATATTAGAAATTTCTAGAGAAGACCAAAATGGCTAAACAAAAATTTACACATTATGTGCCAAGACCAAAGCCTAAAAAAAGACCAGGCCGTCATAAAAAAAGTCTTTCCAAAAGTGAAAAAAGAGACTATAAGAAGTATAATAAACAAGGAAGAGTATAATGAGCGATGATTTAAAAGTATTACCAGCTAAAGCGGTAGAGATAGTAAAAAATAAAAGAACAGGCAAGGTGTATGCAGACAAAGCCGAGTTTGATACAGACGTTGCTAATCCTAATACAGATACAACTGCTGATGACTTTCAGCAGGATTTAGAAATTACAGTTGCTTCTCTACATACAAAAGGCGATACACAATAATATAATTTATGAATCCCATTGGTGGAACTGAATTACAGTATAATCTACTGTGTAAATATGTAGATAATGAATTATTAAATAAATTTCAGATAACTACATCTGTTCCTGAAAAACATGAATTATCTAAAACTAAAATAAATATTCTTTGGATACAAAATTCCTACGATCAACCTAATGTAGCTCCTTGGTTTAAGGAAAAAGATAATCATAACAAATACGATTGGTATGTATTCAACAGTCATTGGTGTGCAGAAAAATACAGAATGGTGTTTAATGTACCTTCTAATAAATGTGTTGTCATAAAAAACGCTATAGAAAAATTTCCTAATATTATTAAAGAATATAAACAAGGCGATCCAATTAATTTAATTTATACCTCAACCCCTTGGAGAGGGTTATCTGTATTACTAGGTGCAATGCAATTAGTAAAAAATCCCTTAATTAAATGTCATGTGTATTCTTCAACTAAAATATATGGAGATAATTTTCAACAAATAAATGATGAAATGTATAAACCTTTATATGATCAAGCTCAACAATTAGAAAATGTAGTTTATAAAGGTTATGCAACAAATGAAGAAATTATGCATAATATGAAAGATTATCATATCTATGCTTATCCAAATATTTGGGAAGAAACTTCTTGTATCTCGGCTATTGAAGCGTTGTCTTTTGGTCTACATGGGATAGTTACAAACTATGGAGCATTGTATGAAACTTGTTCTGAATGGCCTACCTATGTTCAATACAGCGATGATTATAAAAATCTTGCTAGAGCGTTTGCATACGCTATAGAGGGTATTGCATTACAATTGCACACAGATGGAATGAAAGAATTACAAAAATCTCAAATGGGTTTTTATAGAAAATTTTATAATTGGGAAAATAGAAAACATGAATGGACACAATTTTTAAAAGGAGCTTTAGATGCAAAATCATGAACCGATATGGTTTAACCAAGAACCACGAGCCACGGACAACGAACCTAAAATAGATCCAAAAATTAAATTATTTGTTGCAACCCCTGTTCATAGTGAATGTTCAATTCATTATACTCAATCATTATTAGAATTACAAAAAGAATGTTGGAGAAAAAAAATAGGGGTTAGATTTCATTTAATGAAATCATCACTAGTTACACAAGGTAGAAATATGTGTGTATCTGCATTTTTAGAATCTGATTCAACTCATTTGTTATTTATTGATTCTGATATATCATTTAATGCAGGTGCAGCTGAAAGACTAGTTGCTTGTGATAAAGATATTATATCCATACCTTATCCATTAAAAGATATGAACTGGGATAAGGCTTTAAAATTATTTAATGAAGGTAAATTAAAAACAGCTCAAGATATTCGTAACAAAGCTTTTTATAGATATCCTATGAAAGTACCTGATAATAATGCGATTAAAATTAAAGATGGAATTATAGAAGTAACACATTCTCCAACTGGATTTATGTTAATTAAAAGAGAAGTGTTTGATAAAATGATTGAAAAATATCCTCATTTAAGAATAGATCAAGACCAAGTTATTAATGGAAAAAATGAAAGATTACCTCACATGTGGAACTTTTTTGATACACAATTTGACCAAGAAAAACATACTTATTTAGGGGAAGATTTTGCTTTCTGTAAAAGATGGAAAGACATAGGTGGTAAATGTTATGCTTGGATATTTGATTATATAACCCATGTAGGAGAACATCAGTATACAGGTAGATTTGCAGATGAGTTGATAAGCTCAGATAAATAAGATAAAATCACTTAAAATAGGAAAAAATTTTTAATTATGGCAAACCCTTTAGCAATAGCATTAGCATTATATGGTGGCTACAAAGGCTACAAAGCTGGTAAAGAAAGAGGTGGTACCTTAGGTGGTATTCTAGGTGGAGCTTTAGGTGCTGCTGGTGGATATTACGGTGGTCAATATGTTGGTGGTAAACTTGGAATGCCTAATGTTCCAGGTACACAACAATTTACATCAACTATGATGGCACCTTTTCAAGGACAACAAGCGGTGACCTCAGCAAATGTTGCTGCAGGTGCGGCACCATCAGGTGCAGCAGGTTTAACAGGCCCTGCAGAATTAGGTATGACTACAAGAGTTCCTACAGAAACTGGAGGAAATATACTTCAAAGAATGGCTAAGGGTTTTGGAAAGATGACTACAGGTCAACAAGCTGCAACCCTTGGTGGACTTGCAGGATTAGGTGC